TCGCACTTAAATACGATAATGTCCTCATATCCGTTTTCAAGTAGTTTTTCTTCTGCGTCTTTCATTTTTTAGCCAAAATTTCATCCACTATGCCAAACTTAACAGCCTCTTCATCGCTCAGCCAAAAATCACGCTGGGTAAACTGAAGCATCTCATCAACGGTTTTGCCGCAATTTTCAGCAAGCATTTTAACCAATATGGCATTTACTCTTTCAGTTTCAGCAAGTGAAACGCGCATATCCTGAATATTGCCGCTTGTTCCAGCACTTGCCTGGTGCAACATAACCCTTGTGTTTGGCAAGATGTACCTATGCCCCTTCTCACCGGCGCTGGTAATAACGCTTGCCATGGAAGCAATTTCTCCATGGGCGGTCACCCAAACTGGAGGCGCAACCATGTTCATTGTGGAAATAATGGACAATCCAGCAGAGCAATACCCGCCGGGGGAGGAAATGTAGATTTGTATCGGCAGTGATGAGTCTTCGCTTTGCAGATAGAGCAATTCAGCAACCACCACGCTTGCCATGTGCGGCTCAATCTCACCGTCAATCATAATAATGCGGTCTTTAAGCAAACGGCTGTAGATGTCTTGATGAAGCGTATTGCCGTCTGAATCCCTTGTAACCACCACTGGAATGCTAATGTTGCTTGCCATGATTTCAGCTCCCTAATTAAAACCCGGTTTGAACGCCAATGAAATTAATGTTGCCCTTTCCAATTACCTTGCATTCTTCGTCCTTGTGCTGAATTTGCACAACGCCGTGGAAATCCTTAATAATGGTGTAGCACCAATCGCCAAGATTCTTAATGGCATTAAGCACTTCTTCATTCGCATAGCAAACGCACACCTCACCGGCATCCGCGCAAAAGTCGCCAATCTTTTCATCGGTGTCCGTGTTAAACACGCTTGCGCCCCAATCACCATAGATGGTGCTGGCGAAGACACCGTAGATTTTGGCGTCCGACCAGTTTTTATACTCGCCAAACAAGTAGCAAGGGTCGGTAACTATGATGTCGCCATCAAACTGAAAATCTTTGTTTATTGTGCCTTCCATGGTTGCTCCCCTTATTCCGTTTTTGCCAGCACAATCGCTTGTGAAACAAGGCCATAAAGTTCTTCGCCGTCAATTGAACTTTGCTTGGTCACATAGTCGCCATACTCATCCAAGTATGTCCATTGCAGCGTAACCCGATATTCTGAAAAATTGCTCGATGATTCCACAATGATTTTCATTTCGCGCACATACTTGTCAAGCAAATCGCCAAATTGCGTGCGTATGAAACTTAATTGCTTTGCATCCCCAAACCCGTCTTCTGAAAATTTGGAGTCGGCGATGACAGTTGAGCAAATTGTGCCATCTGATTCACCATTAAACCCGTTGCGCTTTAGATACTCAAATTCTGATGCCTTCATGTTTCCTGCCTCCCTTGTTGTTGTAAATTTGCTTTTTAACAATATAGTGCCACAAGGCAAGTTTTCAACTAGAACAACATAAGTTGGTCATCATTGCCTTGCCTCTCATCGCCGCCGACTCGCTTGAGCGAGGATTCGAGCGCGTTCGCCTTCTTGCAAATATATTGAATATCTGCCGCCTCACCGCCCTTGCACAGCGTATGCGCCATGTTCGCCATTTTCACAATGCTTGACACTATTGTTGCAAGGTTGTCCAAAAATTGCTGCTGCTTGCCTTCCTCAACATAACGCCTCCACAATGTCTGCAACAACTTTAGATAGATTCCCAAATCACAAACATATCCAAGGCAACTTGGGGAATTCGCGCAACTGCCGCCGTTTTTTACCGCTGAAATTGCGGTTGACAATTCACTTGCGCTTCTTGAAAACTCGCTTTCGCACTTGCTCAACAACATTGTCTTAATCCTTAAAAAATTTTTGCCCAATGCAAGTTTTTTGGTTCTCGCATTGGGCATTGTGTTCTAGTTTCCTAGTGCCATAGACTATTAGACTTCGCCGACTTCAGTGGTTTCATCGCTTTCAATGGCATTGGCAATCTCGTCATCGCTCATATCAGGCTCCGCGCCATCATCGGTTGTCTGCTCTTGCTTTTCATTTTCAAGAACATCCTTAACCTTCGCCTTAATTTCCTCAAACACGCTTGGGTTGTTCTCAAGGTATTCCTTCAATGCAGGCAATCCAAGCGCGACCTTTTGGTCGTTGTAGTAGTAGTTGCCGCCCCTTCTAACAACAACGCCCTTGTCAAGCGCGGTGTCCAAAATGCCGGCATCGTTGTCAATGCCCTTGCCAAACGCAATTTGAATGGTTGCGGTCTTAAACGGGGCAAATGTCTTGTTCTTTACCGTTTCAACCTTTGTTTCAATTGCGGTTGCGAGTTTTTCATTGGCGTTCTTTTCCTCAACCTTGCCAATGCGCGTAAACTTGAGCCTGATTGAAGCGTAGTACAACAAGGCCTTTCCGCCGGCGGTCACGCTCGGGTCGCCGTACATAACTCCAATCTTGTCACGCACTTGGTTGGTGAACAAAATGACGCACTTGTGCTTGCCAACAATTGCGGTAAGTTTGCGCAAGCCCTTTGACATCATTCGCGCTTGCGTGCCAACGCTTGACTTGCCATAGTCCTCTTCCTCGGCTTCTTCCCTTGGAAGCATGGCCGCAACCGAGTCAACAACAACAAGCGATGCCCCATTTTCAACCAATGCCTGCACCATGGCAAATGCGTCTGTTCCGCTGTCTGGCTGCGCTACCACCAATTCGCTTACATTAACTCCCAACGCCTCCGCATATTGCGCGTCAAAGGAATACTCGCTGTCCACAAATGCGCAAAACTTGTCCGGGAACATTTTTTGCGCTTCCGCAATTGCGTGATAGCAACCCGTGGTCTTTCCGCTTGATGCGGGCCCAAAAATTTCGATAATGCGCCCCAACGGATAGCCGCCTCCGGTAATGCGGTCAATTGCCACGCTGCCGCTTGGAATCCTCGGCATTGGCTCCGCCTTTTGGTTGCCCAAAAAGTTCACGCTTTCCTTGCCAAACTTGTCCTGAATTGTGGCGCAGATTTTTGCAAGCGCGGCGAACTTCTTTGATTGAGCTGTTTCAACTGGCTTTGTTGATGTTCTTGCCATAAGTATAATCCTCCGTTCTAAAAGTGGTTGTTTGAAAAATTAACGCCAAAACACCAAAGACAATATGGCATTTTGGCGTTGTTTCTATGCGTTATTTAGAACGGCGCATCACCATCGCCATCATCGCTTTCCGCGTCGCCCCAGAAATTGGCGACATCATCAACAAGCATACTCGCAAACGCGTTTTCATCAACTTCCTTGCCGCCAAACTTGGAAAGGTCAAGGTCACGATAGTTGCGCTCTTCTTCAGTAAGCGGCGTCTGCTTAATGCTCATGCCCTTGTAAACAGGCGCGGCAGAATATGTGGTTTTGTTTCCAGCCTTGTTGCGGCTAATCTTGATGTCAATGCCTTCATCCTCGGAAACAATGTCAATGCCGAGGTCAGAACTAATTTTCTTAATTGCGGCAACCAAGGTGTCGGGCATACGCAGAATCTTGAATCCCTTAACGCCCTCTGAAACATAGGGATTGCCGCGGTCAATGATTTTCACCATAAAGGTGTTGGTTGGGAAGCACTTGCTCCTCAAATCCTTCATAAATTGTTTGATTTCGGGGTTCATTGACTTGCCCAACTTCTTAAGGGAGTTGTCCGCAATTTTCATCAACTTGCAAACCGGGCAACTGCCCATCTCGTCATTGGTTTCGGTTTCACTGTCCCAATTGGTGCAAATAATGTTCTTTGGGAGCCTGTTGTCACCTTCAAAGGCCTCATCCTTGAGAAGTTTGAAGGAGCTAAAATTGGAAACATTAATCCAGTGGTTTTTGAACCACTTGTATTCACCGACAATGCGAACAATGTGTTCGTCCTTGTCACCCCACTCAAAGAAGATGTTTTCCTTCGCAAAGTTTCCGTTGTTGGAACGATTTGCCTTTGCTTCCATCATCTGTTCAAAAGCATCCTTTCCCTTTGAGCCATCAAAACTGAATTTACCCATTGTGTTTTTCCTTTTTGTTATTTGTTTTCTGTTATTTGAGGAACCCCGCAAAATCTCCTTGACCTTGCTTCGCCTCGGACTAAAAAAAGTTGTGTGTTTAAATAAAGCAATTGCCTATTTATTTTACCTATGGAATGACAAAATATTTTTTGCGGCAGACGGGTTCATGCGCCTGAACGAGCCTTGCGCCATATCATCTTCGGTAATTGTTGTTTTTGGCGTAAGCAATCCGGCGGTAATTAGGCTTGTCATGGAACTCAGCGCGAACCCCTTTGCCTTCCAGGCCTCATACCACATCTGGGCATTGTCCTTTTGCAGCCTTGCTTGCTTTAAGGCCTCATCCCATTCCTTAATCTTGTCCTCAAACTTGCATTGAACAAGCGCGTCAATGTCCTTAACGCCGTTTTTCTTGCCCGCCCTTGCAATAATGTCCGAGCAATCGGAGTAAACCGAGTTGTACCACATTTTGTAGCGTTTTTCCAAGTCATCGCACTCGCGTTCAGC